TCTCGTGGCGACCGGCGGCGCAGGATTTTTGCACCAAAAAACGGCCTCTAAGGGGTAATTGCTAAATGACGGAATTGGGATCGCCCTCACCGGCCTCCAGGCGCGACCGTTGTCCCGGGTGTGGAGTCGAGGAGGCCGAGTATCACCGGCCGCGTTGTCCGCGCCTCCTGGAGGCCGCAGGCGGCCGCCTCACGTGCGAGTCGTGCGGCGGCGGGACCTCGCATCTCTACGGCGTGAGTCGACGCGTCTCGGGCGTCGACAACGTGTGCGGAAACTGTTTCGCGTGGCGATGGGCCGGCAAATGGGACGCGCCGCCGCGGCCGCTCGCCGAGGTCGAGGCCGCCGCCTGGAAACCTCCACTCGGGTCCGCATGACGCGCCGGCGCCGATCGCGGTCCAGGTCGTCGACCGGCCGGCCGCGGTCGACGTCCGGCCTCGTGACGCGGCCGGAACTGGCCGACGCGCTCGACGTACATCCGATGACCGTCACGAAATGGGAACGCGACGGGATGCCGATCGAGATCCGCGGCCGTCGCGGCGTCTCGACGAAGTACCGCGAGGCGTCCGTTCGCGCGTGGCTGAAGAAACGGGAACAGGCGGCCGCCGCGGGACAACTCGTCGACCTCGCCGCCGAACGTGCTCGCAAGGAACGCGCACAAGCGATGGAGTCGGAACAACGGTTCGCGTTGCGCGCGCGGAAACTCCTCCCGGCCGACGAGGTCGATCTCGTGTGGTCGGGCGAGGCGACCGCGGTCCGGAACCGTCTCCTCGCGATTCCAGCGACACAAGCGGATCGATTGCATCGCGCGGCGATCCTCGACGGCGTCGCCGGCGTCGAACGCGCGCTCGAAAAAATGGTGCGGGACATTTTGACGGAACTCGCCGACCCGGACCGCCCGATCGAGAACGGCAACGGTCACAAAGAATAGGAACCGACTATGCGCCTGATGTCGTTCGCCCTCACGACGCAACAGATCCTCGATCAAACAAAAACCGTGACGCGTCGGATCGGATGGGAGTTCGCGAAACCGGGCGACCTCGTTCAACCCGTGAGAAAGGCGCAGGGCCTCAAGGCCGGCGAGGTCGTCGAACGCCTCGGGTCGCCGATTCGATTTCTCAAGGTCGATCGCGTCGTCCTCTCTGACATCACGCCGCAGGATGTTTTCCGCGAGGGATTCCCGACGATGCGACCGCGCGAGTTCGTGAAGATGTTCAAGCATCACAACGGGTGTTTAGTGTCGACGCGCGTCACACGGATCCAGTTCGAGTACGTCTGGAGGGCCGACCATATGGCGACAGGAAATCCGCCACTCTTTGATCTCTACGCTTTACCGGAGGATGAACGGATCCGGATCATTGCGGCGACGGCCGCGGCCGGACACGTCGCGGCCTTCATCTGTGACGACGCCGAGGCCGCCGATCGCTATTGCCGGAAACTGGAGGCGTACCCGGAGGCTGTCGTTCGCGATCGCGTCGACGGTCCGGTCGGAACGTGTGTCACTGTCACGGTCGGGCCTCGCGGACATTGACACGCGCGCGGTTCTCGAACGACTGGCAAGGCACGCCGTACCACGTGTGGACCTGTTCGGCCTGTCGTACCGAGGTCCGCGGTCCCGTGTCGAGGATGCCGGTCCTCATCGGGCAACACACGCGGCGATGTCGAGACGCGACGCCGGGCGAACGCGACGCGCGCCGCGTGACGGGTCGATGGCCGCTCAAGGCAAAGAGGCGATGATCGCCGCGACCTCGGCGACTGTCGACCTCCTCCGACGCGTTCGCGCGCGGTACGCGCCGCCGCCGACTCTCCTCGTGTCGGAGTTCGCGGACCGCGAGATCGTCGTCACGACGGGACCGCTCGCCGGTACCCGCTGGCAAACGTCGTTCGCACCGTATCAGGCCGGCATCCTCGACGCACTCCTCGAACCCGGCGTTCAAACGGTCGTCGTGAAAGGGTCCTCACAATGGGGGAAAACGGCGTGTGCTGTAAACATCGTCGCGTACCACGTCGCACACGACCCGTGTCCGATCCTCGTCGTCGAACCGACCGTCGATCCAATGGCGAAAGATTTCGCGCGGAACCGGCTCGACCCGGTAATCGCGGCCTCGCCGATCCTCCGCGACATGTTCGGGAAACGGAAATCGAAAGACTCGACGAACACGACCCTCCTCAAAACGTTCCGCGGCGGATTCATCGCGATCGGCGGCGCGAACTCGGCGGCCTCCCTCGCCGCGCGCCCGACGCGCCTCCTGATCCTCGACGAGATCGATCGGTATCCGCTCGAACTCCCGGGCGAAGGATCGACGATCGAGATCGCGTTCAAACGGACGGCCGCGTACCGGACGCGTAAACGGATCCTCATGCTCTCGTCGCCGACGATCGCCGGCGCGCCGATCGACCTCTGGCATGATCTCGGCGACCAACGGCGGTATCAGGTCCCGTGTCCGCGTTGCTCGACGATGCATCCGTACGAGTGGCGTAACTTGAAATGGGAACTCGACGATCCGACGACCGCGTACCTCGAATGTCCCGCGTGTCAGTACCGGATCTCGGAGGCCGAACGCGTCGCCCTCCTCGACCGCGGCGCCTGGATTCCCTCGAACCCGGACCGCGGCGACCGTACGATCGTCTCGTTCCATCTATGGGAGGCGTATTCGCCGCTCTCCTCCCTCCGCGACATCGTCGCCGGGTTCCTCCGCGCGCGTCGACTGCAAAAGGCCGGCGACAACGCGGCGATGCACACGTTCGAGAACACGACCCTCGGCGAGGCCGTCGACCCGACGAAGGGCGAACAGGTCCAGGCGCTCACGTTGATCGCGCGCCGGGAACCGTACGCGGCCGAACTCCCGGCCGGCGTGTGTTGCGTCACGCTCGGGATCGACACGCAGGATGATCGCCTGGAGGTCCTCGCGGTCGGATGGGGCGTCGGCGAGGAGTCGTGGCTCGTCGGTCGACACGTCCTCCCGGGCGACACGTCACAGCCGGAACCGTGGCGGATGCTCGACGACCTCCTCGCGCGCGAGTACGAACACGAATCGGGCGCGCGCCTCACGTTTGCCGGCGCGTGTATTGACTCGGCGGGACATCGCACGAATCACGTGTACGACTACGCCGCGAAAAAACAGGCCCTCCGGCTGTACGCGATCATCGGCGTCGACGGCGACCGCGAACTCGTGAAATTCACGCCGGCGCCGAAACGGTACGGACGGACCGAACGAAAGGTCGCGCTCTATACCGTCGGCGTCGACGCGGCGAAAGCGTTATGGATGTCGCGCCTCAAACTGTCGCGCGAGGCCGACGGCCGATCGGACATCATCACGCCGGGATATGTGCACGTCCCGATCGCCGATTGGGCCGACGAGGGCCTCGCCGAACAACTCACAAGCGAAAAACTCGTGCGGCAGATCAAACACGGGATCCCGAAACTCACGTGGATCAAGATCCGGCCGCGAAACGAAATGCTCGATTGTGCCGTGTACGCGCTCGCGGCGTTGCGCCTGTTGAACGTGAACCTCGAACAACTCGCCGACCGCCTCGCGGCGCCGCGCGAGACGCCGCCGACGCCGCCGGCGCGTCGGGATCCGTGGATCAAACGGCCGCGAGGATGGTTCAAGACAGGGCGCTAGAGATCCGCCGGACGGCCGTCGGGTGTAGAATGTCGCCTCATGCCGTGGACGCAAGCAGACATCGACGCGATCAAGGCGGCGATCGCGGCCGGTAAGGGCCTGAAAGTCTCGCGACACGCCGATCAAGAGGCGACGTTCCACTCGATCGCCGATCTCAAAGAACTCCTCGCAATGATGCAAGGCGATGTATCGGCCGAGGAGTCGGCCGCCGGCGAGTCGACAACCCGGTACGCCGCCTTCAGTAAAGGGATCTGAATGCCGGCGGCCGAGGTCGTCTTACCGATCCGGCGATTTATGGCCGAACACGTCACCCTCCGCGTTCGTGTCCGCGGCCTCCGGCTCGCTCGCGTCCGCCTCACGCTCGCCGTCGCGATCGTCTGGTTCGCCGCGAAAGTCGCCGGGACCGGATTCCACGTCGACGTCGACGACAACGGGACCCTATAACTATGCCGGCCTCCGCGACCTCCTGGATCGATCGCGTCACGGCGCCGATCGCGCCGCGATGGACCTTGAAACGTGTCCGCGCTCGCGCGGTCGTCGACGTCCTCCGGCGTCATTACGAGGGCGCCGGGACCGGCCGCCGTACGCAAGGATGGAAAGGCCCGACCGGCGACGCGAACGCGATCGTCGGCCCGGCCCTCTCGAACCTCCGGTACCGCGCGCGCGACCTCGTTCGGAACAACGGACACGCCGAGTCGGCCCTCTCGACCATCGTCGATCACACGTGCGGATGGGGAATCGTCGCGAAACCGAAACCGAAGAACGCGCGGGCGATGAACGTGTGGCGCGCGTGGGCCGAGACGACGGCGTGTGACGCCGACGGCCGTCACGATTTTTACGGCCTCCAGGCGCTCGCGTTCCGAACGGTCGTCGAATCCGGCGAGGTCCTGATCCGCCGGCGGCCGCGCCTCCTGTCCGACGGCCTCCCGCTCCCGATGCAGATTCAGATCCTCGATCCGGATTTCCTCGACTCGTCGAAGGATCGACAACTCGGCGCCGGCCTCGCGCGGATCGTGCAAGGCGTCGAGTACGACGCGATCGGGAAACGCGTCGGGTACTGGCTGTTCAAGGAACATCCGGGATCGCTATTCGGGTCGGCCGAGTCGGTTCGCGTTCCGGCCGAGAACATCCGGCATATGTTTCGCGCGACGCGGCCGGGACAAGTCCGCGGCCTCTCGTGGTACGCGCCGGTCCTCCTGCGGTTCAAGGATTACGACGATTACGCCGACGCAACCCTGATGAAACAAAAGGTCGCGGCGTGTCTGTCGGTTATTACGACGGATCCACTCGGCGCCGGCCCGGCCCTCGGCGAGGTCGATCCCGACAAGCCGGAGATCGACAGTCTCGAACCCGGCGCGATCCTCAATGTCCCGGCCGGCCGCACGATCCAGGTCGTCAACCCTCCGACCGTCCGCGAGCACACGGAGTACTCGACGACGACGCTCCGCGAGATCGCGACGGGCCTCGGCGTCACGTACGAGGACCTCACCGGCGACTATGCCGACATGCCGTTCTCGGCGGCGCGGATGTCGTGGCTCCGTCATTGGGCGCGCGTCGACGGATGGCGATGGAAGATTCTGATCCCGCAATTTTGCGATCCCGTGTGGCGATGGGCGATGGAAGTCGCCGCCGTCATGGATCTCGTCGGCGACGAGGACGTTCCGGTCGCCTGGACCGCGCCGCCGCCGCCGATGATCGATCCGGCGGCCGAGGGCCTCGCGTACCTCCGGAACATCCGCGCCGGGATCATCTCCTGGTCGGAGGCCGTTCGCGAACGCGGATTCGATCCCGAGGAACTCCTCGCGGAAATCGCGCAAGATTTCGACAACCTCGAACGCCTCGGCGTCGTGCTCGACATCGACCCGAGGAAAATGACACAAGCCGGACAAGCGCAGTCGTTGACGGCGCCGCCGGCCGGCGACACGTCCGCCGAGGATCCGCCGCCTGGACCGCGGCCGCCGAACGACGCGGCCGACGACAACGAGGAGGACGACGCCGCCGACCGGCGCCTCGTGCGAGTCGGGCCGGTTCGCCTCGGATCAGGAACGTACGGGAGGCGATGATCACGTGACGACAAAAGACGCGACAACGACAAAGGAAAAGGCGACCACCTGGATTCGACATCGGGACACGGGCGGCGTACGGGAAGTGGCGGCGAAAGATTGGAAGTCCGGAGAAAAGGAACTCCGCGCCGCCGGGTACGAACCGTGTGCCGAGGACGGATCGCCGCTCGGAGGAAACGACGATGGCAGTACGGCCGACGGATCTCCAGACGCCGGAACAGGAACCGAAACTCACAACGCGGCGCGCGGCGCCCGCGGCGACAAGTAACTATCGCCTCGACGGCGTCCGGCGCCTGATTCACGAACTCAAAACCGACGCGACGACGCTCGCCGGCGCGCGCGATCATAGTGTCGCGGCGTTCTCGCAAGGCGTCGCGGCCGCGGTCGGCAAGATCGACGCGATCCTCGCGACGCATCCGACCGCACACGATCGCGATCGCGCGGTCCGCGTCGGGATCCTCGACCTCCGGCGCGACCCGCTCGCGTTCGAGGACGCGCGCGCCCGTTGCGCCGATTGTTTCTCGCGAGGCGTCAAGGCCGCGGCCGCCGCGCTCGACACGGCCCTCGCACAAAGTACCCATGCCGATTGATCTCGACATCCGTCCGGCGCCGGCGGCCGACCTCACCGATCGACAACGATCGGTACTCCGTCTCGTCGAGGAGTTCGCCGCGGTCGCCGGCGAACTCCCGTCGGCCGGATACCTCGCCCGGCGCCTCTCGATTTCGCGCCGGCGCGCCTGGACGCATCTCGACAACCTCCGGCGGAAAGGATGGTGCCGACCGCCCGCGCGCCGGGCCTGATTGCCGGCAGATTTTCGACCCTCTAAACCCTCGAAAACCTCAATAAAGACGGGCCTCAATTGGGCCTTTACTCCCGGTAAACTCCGGGTGTAGAATTGTCCGAGTCGGGGTCGGTTGGGCCGGCATATCGCCGGACGCCAGATCGCCGATCAAGGAACGGACAACATGAAACCCGGACGGACCCTCCAGGAACTCGCCGCCGAACTGGAACGTCAATCACAAACCGCGAAAGACTACATCGCGCCGCAGGGCAAGATCGAGGCGGTCGTCGTCGGCGACGAGGTCAAACTCGCCGGCCTCAACGGCGACCCGATCGCGATCGCGCCTCACGCGCATCGACAGGTCGCGGATCATCTCGGAATTCCGATGAAGTACTACGACACGATGCGAACGCAGGAACCCGAACTCCTCGCGCGCAACGTCAACACGTGGCTCAAACGCGAACCCGCAGAGCAACGCATGGTCCGGACGCTCGATCAGAAAATGCGCGCGTTCCTCTCACCGAAGTACCGGATCCTCAACAACATCGATCTCGCGTCCGCGGTTCTCCCGACGCTCATCGAAAATCGCGTCGAGGTCCTGTCGGCGGAACTCACCGAGACGCGGTTCTATATCAAGGGGATCCTTCCGACGTTGTCCGAACCCGAACCGGACGGCGCGCAATGGGGACACGGTCACACGATCATGCGCGAGTCGCGCCTCGTCGCGTCGATCGTGATCTCGAACTCGGAGGTCGGCGCCGGTCGACTCCTCCTCGAACCCGGCGTGTTTACGACCCGTTGCACGAACCTCGCCGTCATTGCCGCGGCGGCGATGAAGAAATACCACGTCGGCCGCGCGTTCGAGGCCGACGCGAACCTCGAAGCGTTCCGCGATGAAACCCGCAAGGCGGACGACACGGCGTTTTGGATGAAAGTCCGGGACGTCACCGTCGACGCGTTCCGGCCGGAGAAATTCCAGGCCGCGATCGCCTCGATCCGTTCCTCACAGTCGCAAGTGATCGCCTCCGATGATCTGCCGGCGGTCGTCCAGGTCGCGACGCGTCAACTCGGCCTCCCGGAATCGGCCGGGAATCCGATCCTCAAGTTCCTCGCGGGCGGCGGCGACCTCTCGCGATGGGGCCTCTCGTCGGCAATCACCGCGGCGGCGAACACGTGGGAGGACTACGAAGGCGCGACCGACCTCGAACGCGCCGGCGGACAGATCCTCGCGCTCGCGCCGCGAGACTGGAAAGCGATCGCCGAGGCGAGGGCCGCGGCGTAACTCTCGAACACTCGACGGGCCGGTCCTCCCGGGGGCCGGCCCGTTTCGTTGTCCCGGGCGACACTCAGGAGGTCACGACATGGCGATCAGCAAATTCCGAAAGTTCGAGACGACGTACGCGTGTCGCGTGTGCGATCGGCGTACGCGGAACACGGGCGACGAGGGATCCGCTCAACTCTGCCGGCAATGCTTCGATCTCGCCGGGATCGAGAACACGATCAGCGACGAGGGCCTCGAACAGGCGCGCGAGTGGGGTTACGTCAAACAGGCCGAGGAACTCCTCGCCGACCTCCGCTCGAAAGGGATCGACGTGGATCGCGTGTGGGCGTCGTTGATCGACGCGTTGCGGGCGCCGATCGGGGGCGCGTTGTGACAGACACGCCAACGACCGACACGCCGGACACGCGCGTACCCGAGTCGTGGATCTACATCGGCCGGCGATGGGGTTCGGACGGATCCCTGTCGTTCCGGTACCTCGACGCGTCGGGCGCCGAACTGATCTACGGCAAACAGATTGCCGGGACCGCCGTCGGCGCGCGGTACGAGGTCAAGGTCGATCGGTCCGATGGGAAGATCCGCGTCACTCCAGGCGCGTACCGGTTCCTCTCCGACGCCGCCGATCCGCGGGCGGCCGATTGGCGCGCGCTCGACGCCGCCGCCGGCGCGATGAAAGACGCCGCCGCGCGTGAGAAGTCCGCGCGCGCCGGTCAACTCCTCACGCTTACCCTCGCCGACCTGAAAGCGTCGGCGCGGAAAATGCCGGCGCCGCAACGTCGCGCGCTCGCGGCGACCGTCCTCGAAATCATCCTCGGCCGATAGGAGGCGACACAATGAAACCGATCACGATCGATCCACGGTTCAAGGTCGGCGACCGGGTCGAGGCCCTCGACGGGGTCCTCGGATGGCGGCCGGCTCAACTCATGCAACACGCGCCGTACCGGCGGACAGGAACCGACGGGTATTACGTCGAGTGGCGGGACACGCCGATCCCGAGGCCGGCGCATGTCTCGGAGGGCGGATGGTTCCCGGTCAATCAGATCCGACAGTCGCCGGCGACCTCGACGTGTGAGGTCTGCGGCGGACCGACGTCCAGGCGCGAGCGTTGCACGAACGGACGTTGCGCGACCTGTCACGGGCTGTACTGCACTCCCGGCGGAAGCACGACGCCGGGACACGGGCGCCGATGGCCGGCGCGCCGACAGGAGGAGGGAAACGATCATGGCAACCGATGAACAGAACGACGCGCGCGACGACCCGTCCGGCATCACGACACAAGACATCCTCGACGACCTCCTCGCGCGGCGCGTGGGCGAGGTCGAGAAAATGGCGGCGGCGCTCGGCGGACACTCCTCGGCGAAAAATCGGAAAGTGTTCGAGGCCCTCGCCGACGGATTCCGGTCCGGGTTCCGGCAATGTATCGCCGACCTCGTCGGAATGAACGTGATCCAGATCATCACACTCCCGATCGCGCCGGCCGGCGACCCGGCCGATGCGGACAAGTAGTCAACCGTACGAACTGTCAACAGGAGGACAGACCAATGGCAAACGACAACGACCGCTCCGATCGACCCTCGGGATTCATGCCGGACGATTTCGATCGCGAACTCGCGCGCCTCGATCGCGTGCAAGGCGTCGCGCGCACACGGCCGGCGCTCTTTCAGTACATTCCACTCCTCGGCATCGGCGGAACCGCGACGTACAGTGTGACGACGTTCCGCGAGGCCGGCGAGATCGAGGAGGCGACGGAGGGCGCCGCGGTCCGTCGCAAACCGCCGACGTTCACCGTGTTCCTGGAGGTCGGCAAAGGTCGCGAACTGACGCGGATCATGATCCCGCATTCGGTCGCGATGCTGATCTCGCGGCAACGCGACGCGTTGACGGAACAGGCCGCGCGACGATCCGCGAAACAGGCGGCCGAGACGCGCAAGGAACGCGGGTACAAACCGACACCGCCGCCGCGGCGAGGAGGAAAATCGAAATCGAGATAGACGTCGGGCGGCCGCGGACGGCGCGGTTCTACATCTCACGCCTCCGGCACAGCCGGCAACGGGTCGGGCCTCACGGCTCGGCCCGTTTTTTTCGGTGCAAGTGTTAGACTCCGGACGCGCCCTCATGTTGAGAAATCAGGCGACGACTCCGTTCGATCAGTTCCGCGACCTCGACGCGCCCGCGCTCGTTCAAATCATCTTGAAGCAACGCGATCACTACGGCGACGCGTTGATCAAACTCGCGCGCCTCGCGCGCAAGATGGCCGACGACCCGCGGCCGGCCGATCTCCAGAATCTCGCCGACATCGCGTTGCAACTCCGCGAGACGTACGGCCTCGGCGAGGCGCGCCTCGACGTCGCCCTCCGAGGGCCTGGACCGGCCCGACGGCCGCGTCCGGTCCCTACACGTTTCGTGTAGTTCTCAGATTGTGTAGTTCCCGCGTCGGCCGCGCCCGTGCGACCCTCGCGGACTAATGGCCGCTCCGCTCGCCGTCCGGTCGACCATCGTCGACCTCCCGCCGTTTGGCCGCGCCGCCGAAGTCTCGAAAGGAATCGACATCGACGCGCGAACCGTCCCGGTCGTGTTCTCGACCGGCGCGCCCGTTAAACGGTTCGACTGGTGGACCGGGAAAAGCTACATCGAAAAATTGTCGATGGACCCGGGCGCGATCATGCTCGACCGATTGAACAACGGCGGACCGTTGCTCAACGCGCATTCGGCATGGTCGATCGAGGATCAAATCGGCGTCGTCGAGGACGATACCGCGCGCATCGAAGGGAAAAAGGCCGTCGCCGTCGTGCGGTTCTCGAAACGGGACGACGTCGAGAAGATTTTCCGCGATGTCGTCGATCGGATCGTTCGTAAGGTGAGCGTCGGCTACATCATCCACAAATTCGAGGAGGAGGCCGGCGAGGACGGCGCGATCCCGACGCGGACCGCGACGCGATGGGAACCGTACGAAATTTCAATGGTTCCGATGCCGGCCGACGCAAACGCGCAAGTCCGCGCCGCGATCGAATCCGCGCGCGCCGAAAAACGACCTCCGACCATCGTTCTCCACTCGTGCGAAATCATCAGCCGGGCGACCCCGGCTCACACTCCGGAGTCACCGACAATGTCACTACCGATCACCGCCGCCGCCGAGATCGCCGAAAACAATCCACTCCTGGATCCGCCGGCGCCGACACCGCCCGCGGCCGCCGAACCGACCGACCGCGAGGCCGGCGCGCTCGCCGAACGCACACGAACCGCAAAGATTCGGAAAGGCTGCAAGGCCCTCCGGATGTCGCGTGATTTCGAGACGCGCCTGATCGAGTCGGGCCTGTCGGCCGAGGAGTGTCAGACACAGATCATGGAGGAGTACGAACGCCGCGGCGGCGACACGGGCGCGCCGAACGGCGGCGCCGCGCCGCGCGTCGAGTTCGCCGGCGACGACCCGTTGATCCACGCGCGGAACGGGATCGTCAACGCACTCCTCAATCGCGTGAACCCGGGCGCGTTTCCGTTGGAGGAGATCGGCAAAAAGTACCGCGGGATGTCGGTCCTCGACATCGGCCGCGCGTTCATCACAGCGCGCGGGAACCGCGTCTCGCACTTGTCGAAAGACGCGCTCGTCGACGTCATGTTGCAACGGACCGGGTATCACACGACCTCGGATTTCCCGAACCTGTTCGAGGATGCCGCGAACAAAAACCTCCGCGCCGCGTACGAGGCGGCGCCGCAGACATGGCGGCCGCTCGCGCGACCTGTCACCGTGACGGATTTCAAACCGTCGCGGCAATTGCAGATCAGCGACGCGCCGGCGCTCGACGAGGTCCTCGAACACGGCGAGTTCCTCCAGGGCACGATCGCCGAGGGAAAGGAAGTCGTTCAACTCAAGACGTACGGCAAGATGTTCGCGATCACGCGACAGGCCCTCATCAACGACGACCTCAACGCGTTCGGGACAATCCCGGCGGCGTTCGGCCGCAAGGCGCGCGACAAGGAATCCGATCTGGCGTGGGAACAGATCACAAACGCCGCGCTCCTGATGGGCGACGGCCTCGCGTTGTTTCACACGACACACGGGAACCTCTCGGGAACCTCGGACGCGATCGCGACGGCCTCGCTCGGCGCCGCGCGCGCCGCGCTCCGGATTCAGAAAGGCGTCGACGGCGTCACGCTGCTCAACCTGGAGGCCGCGTACCTGATCGTTCCGGCGGCGAAAGAAACGATCGCCGATCAGAACGTGACACAGATCACGCCGGCCCTCCCGGGAAGCGTCAACCCGTTTGCCGCGGGCGGCCGGACGCCGCTCACCGTGATCGTCGAACCGCGCCTCGACACCGCCTCGACTGTCTCGTGGTACATCGCGACGCGCGTCGATCAGGCGCCCGTTTTGTATTACGCGACGCTGGACGGACAACCCGGGCCGGACGTTCGTCAGCAAGAGGGATTCCGAGTCGACGGAATGCAGTTCCGTTGCCGGATGGACGTCGCGTTTAAGGCGGCGGACTGGCGCGCGATTTTCAAAAATCCCGGCGCGTAACAGGGCGCCCGAACCGAACTCGATCGAGGTCGAACCGACAAGAGGAGTCGAAACGATGAAAACGTATAAAGGCGACGCCGACGAGGTCACGTTCACCGCGCCGGCCAATCTCACCGCGGGAACCGGCGTCAAGATCGGCGACCTCCTCGTGATTCCGGCGATCACGGTTCTCTCGGGCGCGAAATTCACGGGCGTCCGTACCGGGATGGTCGAACACGCGAAACTCTCGGCGCAAGCCTGGACGGAGGGTCAACAAGTCAATTGGGACGACACGAACAAACGGTTCACGACGGTTACGACCGGTAATTTCCGCGCCGGCGTTGCCGGCGCCGCGGCCGCGAACCCGTCGGCGACCGGCCTCGTGATCCTGTCCGGCGTGAACCTCGGAACGGCGCTCGCGTAACGTCGGCCTCGGCCGATGGATTTCGGGTCCGTTCGCGCGCTCTGTCTCGACGTCGGATTCGATCTCCACGGCGTCGACGCGACAGTCACACCGCCGGGCGAACCTCCGGCGCCGGTCGTGACGAAAGTCCTCTGGTTACAACCGGGGACCGAACTCGTTCCGTCCGGCTTTAGTTACCGCGGCGTCGAGTCTCGGCTCGTCGCCTGTATCAAACGGTCGGCGCTCGCGTCGGTTCCGAACGGAACCACGATCGTCGGCCCGGGATTCCCGGGCGGCGTGATCAAAACGTGGGTCGTTGACGGCGACGCGGATCCGCAGGCGGACGCGCATCGCAAGTTCGTTCGAGAGGTCCCGGCCTGATGCCACTCGTTACACGTCGCGAGGCAATCGTCGACATATTCGCCGACCGCCTCCGGCAGATCCGGATCGCCAACGGGTACACGACCGACGCCGGGTCGGCGGTCTATCTCGGCGAGATCCCGACACTCAATGATCCGAACGATCCGAACGTGAGTCTCGCGATCCTCCCGGGCGACGAGGAACCGGCCTCCCATCAAATGGAACACGTGTTTTTCACGTGGGCGATCGAGATCGGCGCCGTCGTGAAAATCGACGCGACGGACGCGTGGCGTCTCGTCGAACATCTGATCGCCGACATCAAACAGGCGGTCGAGACGGTCGACCGGAAACTCAACGGGAACCTCCCGGATCGCATCTCGCGCGGACCCGTGCGGCAATTGCCGCGCGAGGCCGGCAGTACCACGACCGGCGCCGCCGTCACGTACCTCGTGCCGTATCCGGAACCGTGGGGACAACCGAGGATCGAGGCGTGAGGATCGCGCTCGCGTTCAAATCGGAGTCGTCGACCCGGGCGATCCGGAAACTGGCGACGCAGGCGCCGATCGCGATCGCGCGCGCGATGAACAGGTCGGCCGGCTCGGGCCGGACGGCGCTCACGCGCGAGATTACCGCCGACATCAAGGTGAAGGCCGCGACCGTCCGCGACCGGATCAACCTCGTCGACGCGACGAAGGACCGACATACGGTCACGTTCTACGCCTCGGCGAAACGGATCCCGGCGTACGAGTTCCGGGTCGGCGCCGGCGCGCCGTTCCCATCGCGCGGCCGCGGCCGCGGCGTCGCGTTGCGCCTCCCATCGGGTCGCGTCGCCGAGGCGTTCATTGTGCAGTTACCCGGCGGACATCGCGGCGTGTTCATTCGCGCCGGCGCCTCGTCGCGAAAATCGCGCGGCGCCTGGAGGCCGAACCTCCCGATCGCCGAACTCTTTGGACCGTCGATCGCCCACGTGTTCGAGAAGTATCGCGACGTCGCGATCGCGCGGTACGAGGAACAGTTCCCGAAAAATCTGGCGCACGAATTACGGTTCGCCCTCCAGGCGGCGGCCTAACAGGAGTCAACGATCATGCCGAATTGGAACACGATGGCCCCGTACGAGATCATCGCCTCGCCGGCGGATCTCTGGATCGCGCCCGCACTCACCGCGCGCCCGGTCATGACGGCGCATCCGTTGCCGGATCCGATCGCGCCGTGGGCGAAGGTCGGAACCTCGCTCTCGCTCAATTACACCGAGGACGGCGTCACGATTCAAATGCAACAGGATGTCGTTAAGTGGCGGTCGCTCGGCGACACGGGATCGCGGAAAGCGTTCCGGACCCTGGAAGATGCGATGGCCCGGGTCAACGTCGCCGACATGACACTCGAAGCATGGGCGAACATTTTGAACGCGAACGCGATCACGACCGTTGCCGCCGGCGCCGGCACGGCCGGATACAAAAAGATCGGCCTCTCGAAAGGCCCGGGCGTCGCGTCGTTTGCGGTTCTCATCCGGTTCCCGTCGCCGTACGTGACGGCGATGTGGTCACAACTCTGGATGCCGATCGCGATCAATTCCGCGTCGACGGAGTTCCCGTTCAAAAAGGACACGCCGGCCGCGCTCGCGATCGAGTTCTCGGCGATGGTGAACACCGCGGCCGCGAACGAGTTCGAGCGTTTCGGCGTACTCGAGGCGCAGTCGGCACTCCCGGTCTAGTCGACACGTCCGTGCATTCGTTGCAAGCGGAACACGCGCGGCTCGCGCAACGGATCGTCCAGCGCAAACGGGACATTCGTCAGATCCGGATCGCGCTCGGGATGGACGCCGCCGCGCTCGCCGAGGTCGAACGACAACTCGCGGCGGCCGGCATCGTGATCCATCGCGTGACGCCGACGCCGACCGACAAACAGGAGGCCCGATGAAACTCAGACTATTCGCCCTCGTGAGTACCTTGATCGTCCTCCCGGCGTTCGTCGTCGTTCGCGACGCGGCCGATCGCTCGCCGACGTGCAAACGCGTGTCCGCCTGGACGACCGCACACGCCGGCAGTCTGCCGACGACGCTCGACGCACTTGAAGCGTACCCGGAGGCGCAACGTCGGAGTATTTTCGGCGCGCTCGCGGTCGAGACAAAGGCCGAGATCCTCCGCGCGCATCTCTTGACGTTCCGGAACCTCGACCAAACATTCATCGACCGGGCGATCGCGCAGATCACGCCGGAGGTCCTCGGCGATGTCGCGCGCCGGCGCGAGGTCGCGACGAATCTCGCGATGGAAGCGATCACCCTGTTCGGCAAAGAGGGCGCGCGCCCGATCGTGGCGACCGTCGGCGGCGCCGTTCGGCCGACGCGTTCCCTCGCCGCGCTCCGCGTGTACCTCTCCGACGCGTTGCGAAATACGTTCACGGCCGCCGCGTCGACGTTCGGGAACTGTCAATGCGCGTCCGACGACTGGTTCGAGTGGTGCAATTCTCCGTACTACGTGTGCGTCGCGAACCAATGGTGCGATCAGACGTCATGGTGCGGAACTTTGTGGCTCAACACGTGCGACGGGATGTGCGAGGAACAGTACGGCCCGTACGATCCACGTCGACGATGAACGCGGGCGACGCGGTCGCCGGAGGAAACTGATATGGCGCTCTTGACAGTGCAATCGTTGTTCGCGACCGGCGGCGCGCTCTTTGTTCCCGTCGCGGCGGCCGGCGGCGGCGACACGATGCCGTGTACCGGAAAAGAACTCCTGTACGTGAAGAACGCATCGGGCGGATCGATCAACGTGACGATCGTCGCGCAAAACCCGTGCTCGTTCGGCGTCTCGAACGTCGCACACGATCGCGTCGTCGCCGTCGCCGCCGGCGCCGAGAAATTCATTCCGCTCGACGACGCCGGCCGGTTCGCGAACGCCTCCGGTATCGCGTCGATCACCTACTCGGCCGCCGCCTCTGTGACCGTGGCGGCCTGTCGGGCGACCTGATCTCCAGGTCGCCTCCGTTCACTCCGTCAACCGGAAAGGCGCAGAGGACATCCTCATGGCCGACACAACCGATACCGAACAGGCCCGGGCCGCCGGGCGCGCGATCCTCGACCTCAACACACTCACGCCGGACACCGTCACGATCAACGGGACGGCGTACGAACTCAAGCGTCGATCGATGATGCCGATCCTCCCGTTGCAAAAATTCGCTCGCCAGCGGACGCGGACGGTCGAACTCATGCAGGCGATGGACGACGAGAAACTCACCGACGCCGAGGCCGAGGAACTCGAATCACTCCTCGACAAAATGTGTCGCGACATCCTGATCGCGCCCGACGCGGTACACCGCCTCCTCCCGTGGTACATGCGGTTCGAGATTTGTGTCACTTTTTGGACGCCGCCGACGCGACCGAACCCGACGCCGGCGCCGGCGGCGGATCAGGCGCCGGCGGTCCCGCCGATTGGGGCGAACTCGTCCCGAGACTCCAGGCTTATTACGGCGGCGATCCCGTCGGATGGTTAACGACGATGCCGACCGGCCTCGTTCGCGCGTACGTTCGGATGCTGCCGAGACTCACGGCCGAGGCGTCGATCGCGGCCGCCGAACGGACCGGCGTCGGGATCGGCCTCTGGCGGTCGCCGGAGGGCGCCCGCAAGGCGATCGAGACGTGGCAACGGGTCGCCTCCGCGGCGCCTCCCGGCCGGACCTCTGACGGCCTCCAGGCCCGGCGCGTCGTGTTCCGCGGCGGCGCCGAGGCCCTGATCTCGCGCGTTGACGTCCAGGTCGAGGCGCCGACCCTCCAGGCGGCCGCAGGCGAGGCGGCGATCGCCGGGCCGGAGGTATAGGACATGCCGGCCGGCCTCGGGCGCGCCGTCCTCGAACTCAAGACGGATTCCGCTCAATTCTTTAGGGATCTCGACAAGACCGACTCGAAATTCGAGGCCCTCAAGGGTCGGATCCGCGGCGTCAGTTCCGACGTCGGCGGCGCCTCCGGCAACCTCGACAAGTTCGGCCGCGGCCTCGCCGGCGTCTCGGGATCGGCCGACGGATTCAACTCGAAACTCGGGTCGATGGTCGGCGGCGTCCGGGGACTGGCCGCCGCGTTCGGTGTCACGGTCGGCGCCGGCGCGCTCGTCGCGTTCGGCAAATCGATCCTCTCGACGGCCGACAACATACAGGACATGTCCCAAAAAATGGGAGTGTCGGCCGAGGCCGCACAACGGTTCACGTTTGCCGCCAAGCAAGGCGGCGCCGATATTGAGAACGTCACGAAATCGATCGTCGAAATGAACCGGAACCTCGCGGCGCCGGAGAAATCGACGGTCGCCGCGTTCAAGGCCGCCGGCCTCTCGATCGAGGAACTCCGCAAAAAGAAACCCGAGGAGGCGTTCCGCGACATCATCGCCGCGCTCGAAAAAATGCCGAATGAGGCGATGCAAACCGACGCCGCGTTCAAGATGCTCGGAAAATCAGGCGTCGAACTCCTCCCGGCGATCCGATCCGGATTCCTCGAACTGGCCGACGGCGCGCACATCATGTCGGAGGAAACGGTTCAACGACTCGCCGACGCAAATCAGGCGTGGGAGAACTTTTTCAACGACGTCACGATCTATTCGGCCGAGTTCCTGTCCTCCGTCATGAAGAACCTCGGAACCGCGATGTCCGGGTTCTCGAAATTCCTCGGCGACGTCAAGGCGACGACGGCCGGATTTTTCTCGGGCGGATTCGGCGGCGCGTCGATGGCACACGCCGCGTACATGGAGGAGGTCAAGAAATCGAACACGGCCGAGGCCGAGGCGGAAAAAACCTCGAAACGACTCAAGGAGGCGAAAGAACATCTCGCGCGCTCGGCGAAGTTTGCCGCGAGTGCAACCGGCGAACTCACCGACGCACAGAAAAAGGCGGCGGCCGCGGCCGAGGCGCATCGAAAGGCCGTCGCCGATCTGGCCGACGAAATGTCGGGCCGGAAACTGAAACAGGACGTCGACAAGCTCAACGAATCGATCGCGAAAATGACGGCCGAGGAGAAAAAAAATCCCGAGGTCGTCGCGCGGATGATGAAGCAGATCAAACCGCTCGTCGACGCCGGCGGTCTGCCGCTCCTGTCGGCCGAGGCGCATGAGGTGTACCTCAAGCATTCCAAACTGCACGAACTGTTACCCAAGGTCAACGCGGACCTCGGCGCGATCCTCGACATCGGTCCGAAAATTTCGATGCAGTACGTCGAGTGGAAAGACACGCTCGCCGGGTATCTCGCGATACAGAAAATGGTCGCGGAGTTCTCCGGCAAGATGTCGAAAAACCCGCTCGACATTCTCGGGTCGGTCGGCGGCGGCCTCAAGTCGATCGGCAACGCGCCGTCGCTCATGGCGACGATGTTTACGTCGCTCAAAGGCAAGGCGATCGATTTCGGGAAATCCCTCGGGCCGACCATCCTCGCGGCCGTCACCGGCGGCGGCGACGTGTGGCGATCGATCGGCGCCTCGGGCGGAATGATGATCGGTCAATCAATGGCCGAGAATTTCGGCGGCGTCCTCAAGGGGAAATCGGGCCTCGGGAAATTCCTCGGCGAGGCGATCACGTCGTTCCTCCCGGGCGTCGGCGCCCTCCTCGGCCCGTTGCTCGGGAAACTCGGGGCGGCGTTCAAGACGCTCGGGCGCAACGTCGCGCGCGACATGCAAGACGCGTTCGCGACAACCGAACTCGGGTTCGAGAACCTCGGCGCGTTGTCGCAACATCTCAAGGACATGGGGCCGAAAGGCGCGCAGCTTGCGGCCGCGCTCGACCGCGCGCAGAAACGCGACGACGAGGGCGCGACCAAACGCGCGATCGAGGACGTTCGTCGGTTCCTGAAAGACGCCGAGGCCGACGCGCAAAAACTGAAAGAGGCCCTCGACGGCGCGTTCGGGCGCCTCGCGACCGCGGCCGAACAATTCGGAGGCAAGGCGCCGGCGGCGTTACAACCATTTATCGCCGAACTCCTCAAGGCGAAGGGCCTCACCGAAGAACACCGCCGCCTCCTGGAGGGATTCGCCGGCGCGCCGTCGTGGCAAACCATGCAGTCGATGGCCGAGGGCCTCGGCGTCAAACTGTCGTCGCTCGGGAAAGGATTTCAACAGGCGAAACTCGACGACACCGCGATGCAGTACGCGCGCGCGTTCGTCACGTTCAACGACGCCGGCGCGGACATGGGCGCGGTTCTCACCGACGCGCAAGAGAAAATGCAGGAACTTGTCACGAACGCCGACTCGGCCGGCTTGTCGATCCCGGCCGCGCTCCGTCCGTGGCTGCAACAAATGGTCGACGCCGGACAACTCGTCGACGCGACCGGGAACAAACTCGAATCGCTCGACCGGTTCACGTTTACCGGCGACGTGAACGACACGTTCAAAGAAATGAAAGACATTCTCGGGGAGATCCGCGACCTCCTCGCGAAAGGTTTGCCGCAGGCGGCCGACGAAGGCGCGCAAGGCATCCGCGACAAGTTCCGCGGCGGATTCGAGTTCCCGATCCGCGGCCGCGTCGAAATGCCGGACATGCCGGGCCTCGACGTTCCTCATCTGGCGGCCGGCGGCGTCGTCACGCGCCCGACGCTCGCGGTCGTCGGCGAAGGTGGGCCGGAAGTGTACGCGCCGTTCGAGGAGTGGAAAAAATCTCTCGCGGACGCGCGCGCGGCCGGCGCCGCGAGTGGACCGCCGTCGATCGTGATCCAGTACTCGCCGACGATCCAAGCGTGGGACGGCGCCGACGTCCGGCGCGTGATGCAATCGAAAGAGGTCGCCGAGGGCCTCGCGCGCGCGATCGCGTTGAACACACATTCACTCGGGTCGGCGATCGAACGCGCCGCCGCCGGAGGGTAAACCCGATGGCGCCGCCTGTCACCTATTACGCGCGCCCGTCCGATTGTCTACAAGACCTCGTGACGCCGACGCTCACCGCCGGGACCGTCGACACGAATTTCCCGTTCGCGAACGTGTACGACCGCAAGGCCGCGCCGCCGTTCAAAACGACGACGACGTTCGCGACGCTGCAATGGGTGTTCGGGGTCGCGAAAACCTTGCAGGCGATCGCGTTGATCTATCACAAGCTAGTCGGCGCGACCGTTCAACTCACCAACAATGCCGGGATGGCCGCACAAACGATCACGATCCCGCCGAACAGCGAGGACGGTCATTGTATCGATCCTTGGAAATCCCTCCTCGGCGTCGCGTCGACGTCGGCGACGACCTGGACGCTCACGATCACCGGCGCCGCGACCATCGTCGCGATCGGCGAGGTCCTCCTCATCGAAACATTGCGCGAGCTAAACGTACCGGACGGGGTCGGCGAACCGGAAAAACACGCCGGCATCCTCGACGAAACCGACTACGGCGTTCGGTTGAAATACGGGTTCGGCGTCCGACAACGGTACGTCCGCCTCCCGATGGATCTCGATCTTGAACGTCTCAACCTGATCAGTTTGCAACGGGACGCGCGCGGGTTCCTGCGGTCGTTCCCGTTCATCCTCGACGCCGCCGTGAACGACTGCCTATTCGTCGACCTCACGTCAGAACAACGGATCCCGGTCCGCGAGCGTCCGAATTTCACGCGGTACGACCTCGAACTCACCGAACAACAAAAGGGGTTAGCACTCTAAATGTCGCGCCTCGATTCTCTCTGGCAACGGGTCGTCGCGCTCGTTCGCGATCGGGTCGCGTTCGTCCAGTTCGAGGCCGACCTCGGCGCCGGACAGTCGTCGGGATCGTTCGATCTGGCGACGACACAAGCCGGCCTCGCCGTCGGCGCTCTGGTCGAGGTCGTCCAGACGGCCGCGCCGATCGGCTCGAAAGGGAACGCGCGCGATGAACCGGAAGTGTGTCCGATCATCGCGACCGGATACGCGCTTACGGCGTCGACGGTCCGGATCTATTGGGCGACGGTACACGGCGACGTCGCGGTCGGGTCGTACGCGTTCGCCTATCGCATCAGCGGGTAAGAGGAGGGAAACCTGTGGCGACCTGGAATGATCCGCAAGTGCCGGCCAATGTACAACGCGTCGGCGAGATCACGACGTTCACCGGTACCGGCGCCGGACACGTCACCCTGAAAGCGATCCCGACGTCGATCGGCGCGTACCGCCTCACGCATCTATGCGCGCTCGTGAACAATCAAGCGGCAAACGCGCGCCTATTCGAGATCCGGAACTCGCACGCGTCAAACCTGATCCTCTTGACGCGGCTGTACGTGCAATGGTTACAGACGGGCGCGCACACGGCGGCGATCGAGGATTCCCTCGACCTGTACAAACTGACGGCGTTCACGACGACGTCGACAACGAACACCGTCACACCGGGCGGGTCGATCAAACGCGCCGGGATGCAGGCGTTCCCGGGCAACGCGGCCGTGATCCGCGGCGTGACGGCCGCCGGCGCCGCGGCCGGCATGACGGGCGGGAACGGGACGAAAGACGGATCGGCCCTCGGACACTGTCCGCAATGGTTGCTCGCGGCCGTCCCGACCGCGGCGCAGGTCGTCGCGCGCGACCGGGAGTACATCGGCCTCGACTCGCGCGTGCATTCTCTGATGCTCGGGAACGGGGAGGGGATCCTCCTGGAGAACCGCGTACTCCTCGGCGCCGCGGCGGCCTCGTCGGTGTACATCGACTGCGAATTTACCGAGGTCGTGAACGCCTGATCATGGCGATCTTGTGGGCCGACAACGGCGCCCGGTTGACGTCCGGACAACTCGGGCGACTCTATACCGTCGGCGGATCGGTCGCGACCGGCCCGTACGGGATCAATGGCGGTCCGGCGTTTCGGTTGACGGGCGCCGGCGCCGAACTCCTCGCGATCCCGCTCAATCCGGTCCCGCAGTTCGCGACGGCGATCCTGAGTTTTGATCTCCGGATCTCGGCGGCGCCGGCCGCGACCGTGGCACTCGCGAACATCCGCCTCGGCGCGACCGTGCACATTACGATCGCCGTGAACACGTCGCGGCAGATCGCGATCTATCGCGACGGCGTCGGCGGGACCCTCCTCGGAACCTCGTCATACGCGATCCCGCTCAATAAGTTCGTACACGTGAACCCGCGCGTCGTGATTGATAATGCCGGGTCGGTCGTCGTCCGCGTCACCGAAAGCGGCACGACGACGATCACAAACAATCTCACGTCGGTCGACACACAAACCGGCGGGTCGGCGACGTGGGATCGGTTCACGATCAACGCGTGGTCGGGCGGCGTGAACGATTTCGGGAGTGTCGTCGCGCAAGATTCGACCGGCGCGGTCGCGAACGACATCCTCGGACCGGATGTCGAGGTCGAGGACAAAGGCCCGAACGGGGTCGGCACACACGGCGAGTTCGAGAAACGCGTCGGGTCCGTGTTCCGCCACGAAAACGTCGACGACCCGACGGCCGACGACGACACGACGTACAACGAGACGGCCGTCGTCAACGCGATCGATACTCACGAATTTGACGACCTCCTCGATCCGGCGATCACCGTGTACGGCCTGATGGGCATTTGGACCGCGCGCCGGAGTGGCGGGACGGTCGCGATCGCGCCCGTGATCCGACAGGGGATCAGCGACACGGTCGGCGCCGCGTTCCCGAACCTCACGTCGGCGTACCTCGCGTACCAACGCGCGTACTCGACGACGCCGGCCGGCGCGCCCTGGACGGTCGACGAGTGGAACTTGATCCAACTCGGATATAAACGGACGACCTAAACGCGATGCCGATCGTCTACACGACAAGTCCGCAGAAATGGGCGCCGGCGGCGGCGAACGGCGTCACCGTCACGCCAAACGGAACCACGTGGGTCGCGTCGGCGTGGGCCGAGATCATCGCGTCGACGCCGGAGTCGTGGCTCCTCACCGGCGTATCGTTCGTCGCGGCCGGCGATCAACAGTTCGTGATCGAGGTCGGCGTCGGGGCCGCCGGGTCGGAAGTGATCATCGGATCATTTCCCGGACATCTCGGCGTCGGCCCGTCAATGGCGCCGTCTTGGTTGCCGGCGGAAATCCCGATCGACCTGATCCCGGCCTCGTCGCGCGTCGCGGTTCGCCTCCGCAAAAAAAGCACAAACACGTCGACATGGCAGATCGCGATCGGATACCTCCCGCAACCGGTCGCCGGACACGTCGTCGCGACCGCGACCGCCTCGGAAGTCTCGCCGGCGGCCGGGACCGATTTCCTCCAAACGACATCGGGCGGATCCGTGTGGGGATCTGGCGCGTGGGTGCAAGTCGTCGCCTCGTCGCCGAACCGATGGGTCCTAACAGGCGTCGCGCTCGCGATCGGCTCGATCGGATTCGATTACCGCGAATTTGAACTCGACGTCGGAGTCGGCGGCGCCGGCTCCGAGGTCGTCGTCACGACCGTGCGGTTCTCCGGGTACTGGATTAGCAACGACTCCGGGTACCTGAGTGTGATTCCCTGTCTCGACGCGATCCCGGCCGGGTCGCGGGTCGCCGTCCGATCACGCTGCGATCGCGCCTCGGCGCAAATCTTTTGCCGGCTGAAATATCACACGAACCCGTCGGGCGTCGGCGAACTCGTGACGGCTCGGCCGCAAAAGTACGCGCCGGCGGCCGCGGTCGCGCCCGTGACAACCGACTCCGTCAATTTGTGGGGCGATAATCCCTGGACTGAACATCTCGCCTCGACGGCGAACCCGATCGCCCTCACTGGCTTGTACCTCCGTTGTCCGGCGGTCGGTTTGGCCGAGGGAACCGCGATCGAGATCGGGACCGGCGCCGCCGGCGCCGAGACGCAGCGAACGCTGCAACGGTACGGAAACATCGGCAATCAACCACAAGGGAATCACTTGTGGATCCCGTGGGTAATTTCCCTCTCGGACATTCCCGCCGGAACGCGCCTCTCGACGCGCGGGCGACATGGGGGATCGTCGTCCGTCGACGTCGGCCGGGCGATCGGGTACATCGAAAATCCTGATTTTGAACAGCGACACGCGAACGCGATCCATACCGCCTTACCTGGAGACACGACGAACGCGCTCTCGTTCACGCCGGCGACCGGATGGGCCTCGACCGCGTGGCAGGAATTACACGCGGGACGGTCCGAACAGTACCTCTTGACGCATCTCGCGATCTATTCCAATCAGATCGCCGAACAGGGCGTCGAGGTCGACATCGGTACGGGCGCCGGCGGCGCCGAGGTCGTGGCGACGACGTTCCGGTTCACGGCGTGGGCGGTCATTCGTAAATCGATCAATCTATCGGTCCCGCATTTGTTCCCGGCCGGCACGCGGATTAGTGCACGCGTTCGCATCCAGGCGACCTCCGGCGGATCGCCGAACGTGCGCGTCAGTGTTAGCGGGATCGGATCGGACCTCACCATCGGCGCGCGTGTGACGCAGATCGCGGCGATGGTCGTCCGCTCGCGCGCGCCGCAAACGCCGATCACGCCGCCGGCCGGCGGCGGGACGATTCCGGCCGGAACGAATCCGCCCGTCGGCGTCGACCTCTGTCCGGTCGAGGTCCCGATCGTGTACATGGACCTCACGCCGCCGGGCGGATCGCAAACCCGGTACAGCAAGGTCGGCATTCATCAAGCGGCAACCGGGCGGGATGATCCGCGGATCCTGTCGGCCGGCGTGATCACGCGCGCGCTCGTCGACCGGACGGGCGGCCTCCGCGGGTCGGAAATTTCGCCGGTCCTCGCCGACGTCGACCGCGCGCTCCGCGCGCTCGAATCAACCGACAGTCTCGTCGGCGCCGAAGTACACACGTACCTCACGTCCGAGGCGGCGATTAAAGCCGGCGGGACCGGCGCGAACGCGCCGCGCCGCGTCTTTCAAGGGAGTGTCACTGAGGCGATTCCCGGCGCGTCACTGACGATGCAATTGATCTGCTCCGATTTTTTGCAGGCGATGATCGATCGCGAACCGGCCCTCACGTTCCCACAACGGACGTTTACGCTCACGGATTTCCCGAACATGGGGAACGATCCAAACCATCCGACCTCGCCGGGTAATCCCGCGATGCTCGGAAAGGCGGTCCCGATCGGGTACGGGTTCCTGGAGGATTCCGCGTCAACGGTACCGACCGGCGTCTGTCCTGGGATCTACACCGGGCGGCGCTTCATCGCGGCCGCCGGGAAGGAACTCGACGAGTACGTGTTTTTCGGACACGCGATCAAACAGTTCCTCTCGATCTGGATTCCGACCGGGACGCCGCAGGCGTATCCGATCCGAACCGCGATTCCCGGTACCGGCGCCGGGCCGTACTACGGGCCGGGCGGACCGTTGTGGGTCGCTCAGTTCGGCGCCGCGAATTACATCGTCGTGAACGGCCGAACGTACACGGCGATTTATGCCGAAGGGCCGGGATCCGAACTCAATCGGTCGGGACAGGTCCCGCTCTTGGCAAACGTCGCCGCGATCGAATCGGTCGGCGACGGAACCGGGACCGTGATCGATTCGCTCGCGCGACAAATCCTCCATCTCTTGACGCAATTCGTACTCCAGAACTATCAGACGGGCGCGTGGCTGTCGCCGCCGACGATCGGGTCGCCGGCCTACTCGCGGATCCGGACGACGTCATTCGAGGACGTTCGGACGCGGTCGACACAACGACTCCCGTCGAACGGGTACCTCGGCGCGTTCGTCCTCGGATGGGATGGTGGGACGCACACGATCGCCGACCTCGCGCGAATGTTTCACTTTCACGGCCTCGATCTCGGCGTCAATAAAGACGGGCAGATCGTCGCGTCAATGGTCACGCCGGCGGCCGCCTCCGTCCGGCAAGTGATCGATCTGTACGACGTCGTCAAAAAATCATTCCGGTACCGGCGCCGCCGCGATCAGATCAAAAACATCATCGACTATCGGTACGCGCGGAACTACGCACCGAACGATCCGCAATTTACGCCGCCGGAGGGCGACCCGTTGCCGCCGCCGCGGGTCCGCGCCGAATTTTTCTCGACGCAGTACCTCGGGCCGCTCGACACGCGGGACACGACGTCGATCGGGAAGTACGGCGAACGGAAACTCGATCTCCCGCTCGATCTGACGCGCGACGCGGCGACCGCGGCCGATCTCGCGCTCTTGCAAAAAGAACTGCTCGCGACCGGGCCGAAACAGATCGATTACAAGGAAAAACTTTGCGGGACGAACGTCGACCTCGGCGACAAAGTTCTCCTCTCGCATTTCGAGGGCGCGACCGCGACCGGGTACCTCAACCGGGAACTCCGTTGCGAAAAACACACGCTCGATCTTGACGCTCTCACTGTGGCGACTGAGAACCTCGACCTTACAGGTCTGTGATCCCGATGTCCTGTTACTATGTCGCGACCGCTCATGCTTGAGGGATTCGTCGTTGCTCAAATGTCGGATCCACTCTCCGGCGGCGCCGGGTGGATCGGGGCCGGCCTCCTCGGCGCCGTCCTCGCGGTCGTCTTTTTCAAAATCATTCCGGCCGTTCTCAAATCGCACGATCAACGCGTCTCGGATCTTGTCTCGGCCGCGGTCGCGCAACGGTCGGATTTTCTCGGGTCGATGGACCGGCAACACACCGCGTTTACCGAGAACCTCGAACTCATCGTGCAACATCACGAAACGCAAACCCGGTACCTCGCCGAGGCATTCGCGAAAGACATGCAGGAGATCCGCCGGGCGATCGAGGCCGACCGCCGGAGTAACAGTGAACGTCCGCCGCGATCGAGGGGGGGGGAATGAGTCTGTTCTCGAACCTCGAACTCATGCTCTATCGCGCGTCTCTGTTCGAGGGCCTCTGGCAATCGACGTCGATCGTTGTCGCCGATGCCGACGGCGGCGAGGTCCTCGCGGCGTCGCCGTCATTTCTCGCGATGTTCGGGTACACGGCCGACGACCTGGACGGCGAGACAATCGATCGATTCGTTCCCGAGGCACTTCGGGATCGACATCGGCAACACCGCGCGACGTTTGCGGCCGCGCCGCGGATCCGACCGATGGGCGCGCCCGGGATGGATCTCCTCGGACAACGGAAAGACGGCTCGACGTTCCCGGTCGCGATTCAACTCTCGCCGACGACCATTGACGACGATCGCGCGGTCGTGATCGGAATCGTGGTCGACCTCGGAGGTCGCGCCGCATGATCGCCGTGTTTTGGATTCTTGTCGCCGTCGCCGTCGCGCTCGGGCTGATCGCGCGGCGCGCGCGGATCACAATGCCGGGCGAAACGGAACTCCGGCTCGCGTTGCATGTCGGATTCGGGACGCTCGTCGTCCTCGTGTTGATCTACGGCGTCCGGATCCTGAAAGGTTGGATCTTGTGAGTCGGCGCCTCGACGACCTCTCGCCGGAGTTCCGGCCGATCGCGATGGCCCTCCTCGCGCGCCTCGTCGAGGCCGGGATCCCGATCGTGATCGTCGACACGCTCCGGACGCCGGCCGAACATGCCGCGAACCTCGCGAACGGAACCTCCTGGATCAAGTTCTCGAAACATCTCGTCGGCGACGCGATCGACGTCGCGCCGTTCGAGGTCTATCAACTCCACGGGCCGGATAAATTGCAATGGAACGGATCCGATCCCGTGTGGGCGCGGATCGGCGAGATCGGCGAGTCGCTCGTCGTCGATCCTCCGTTTCGGATTCGATGGGGCGGCCGGTTCGGTCCGCCGGCAAAACCGGACCTCGGACACTTTGAACTCGTGAGGCAAAAACCATGACGTTGACACTCGTTCCGTTGCTCGTCGTGATCGCGTTGATCTGTGCAGTCGCCGCCGCGGCCGGGCAAAAGTACGCGCCTCTGTGGGTCGCGGTCGTCCTCCTCTGCATCGTCCTCCTGATTCAAACGATGGGCCGGTAGGCTGACAGGGGCCGGCGATGCCGTCATGGATCACCGATTTCCGGGAACTCTGGATCATCGTCGGCGTCGCCGCCGTGATCGAGGCGATCGCGATCTGGCAAGGGAAACAGAAGTACCGGCCGACCGTGGTCGTGTACACGATTTCCTCCCGAATGTGGCTCGCGATTCAACGGTATCCGCACTTTACGCCGCTCTTTTTCTCGGCCTGTCTCGTGCTCGCGGTTCACTTTTGGTTCGTGCCGACGGTTCCGCAGACCTGGACAAGTCCCGAGGGATGGGCGTATATCATCGTCGGTGTCGTGGTCGTGTGGGCGATTCATCTCAGGAGGCGCGCAATGGATCAGGGAATCGGCATCGTACAGAAGATTCGAGAGGAACCGTTGTACGTGAAGTTCGCCGCGGGAACCGGCCTCGTTCCGATCGTCGTGATCCTCCTCCGACAGTTTGCCGGCGTCGAGGTCGACGAGGCGACGCTCGCGGCCGTCTTTGTGTTCATCGGGACCCTTGTCACCGCGTGGCAACGACGGAGCGTCACGGCGACGGCGAAGATCGAACGCCTGGAGGATCGCGGCCTGATTCAAACGCAGGCGTCAAACCCTCAAACTGTGATGGAAGTGATCAAGGATCCGCCGGCGAAAGCGGCGTGAACACATGATCCGCCGAACGATCACCCTCCCGCCGTCCGCGTTCGCCGACACGGTTCCCGCGGCGCCGCTCGGCCTCCTCCGGTTCGACACGAAACCGCTCGGCACGTACGCCGAGGCGATGCCGGATGGCCGATGGATCTGTCAGACGGGACCGTGGAACGCGATACAAACGTCGTGGGGCGACGTGGAACCCGACAAGCCGGCCGGCCTGATTACCGCGCGCCTCGACCCGGTCGCCGGGAGTCGCCGGATCTGCGGACACGATCAAGACGGCGCGCGCGTCGTCGTGTACGAGGCCGGCGTGTGGCGCGCGGTCGGGACCTCGCCGGTCGGCGGGAACTCGTGTGCATTCGGCCCGACCGGGAAAGTGTACTGGTTGCCGGGCGCCGGCGACGGCCGCGGCGGATGGGATCGGATCATCGGCGAGGACGGCCGCGCGATCGTCGACGGACCCGACGCGGCCGCCGGCGGGATCCGACACATTGTCGACGAGGGCGGCCGCGAGGTCGTTCGCGTTTACAGTCACACGTACGCCGACCCCGTCCGGAACATTGCCGAGTGGACGGAGATCGGCGACATCATCGCGGCGCAAGGCGGGACCGGCGGCGTCGTGATCCTTCATGCCGGCAAACGGTACCGCCTCGACACCGGGTTCTGTTGGTTCGTCCGGTTCAATCGATCGGGCGATTCGCTCGCGATCGCGTACTGGCAAGCCGGACCCTCGGGCGATCCGGGAAAACCGGACCGCGTCGCGAAACTCGCGTGGCTTACGCGCGACGAACTGGCGACGCTGCCACTCGACGCGATCGATCCGCCGCCGCCGCCACCGCCACCGCCGCCACCGCCGCCACCGCCGGAGGAACCGATCGTGCAACCTGATTCCTTGCTTCCATTGCTAGAAACCGCGCGCGCGAAGTACGGCGCGACGATGACATCGGACGAATGTGTCGCGATGTTGAATGCCGTCCTCTGGTCGGCGCCCGATCGAGGCTGGCGCCTGTTCGAGAAACCGTCGGGCGCCGGCGGAACGCGGTACGACGGGAAACGCTGCTCTCACGATTTTCTGATTCACGCGCCGACGAAATCCGCGCTCGACGTTCTCAGCGACGCCGGCGGTCCGGACGAACACGGCAAGTCGGGACCGTCGCGGCCGCAATGGGGCGACACGAAACCGACGGCCGGACCCGAGACGGACACGAACCGATGGGTCGAACCGATCGCGCCGCAAGACGCGCCGCCGGATCCGCCGCCGCCTGGAGGAGGATTCCCGCCCGATCATCCGCCGCCACTCGACCCGTACCCGATCCTCCAGCGACTCGACGCGTTGTTCAACGCGGTCGAATCGCTCACCGGCGAGGTCATGCGCCTCGACGGCCGCGGCGAGGCGGTCCGGATGTTGCTCGTCGACGTGAAAGGCGAACTCGATCAGGTCCGCGATCATGTCGATCAGATCCGCGACCGGCCGCCGGGTTCGCCGGCCGCGTTCCCGGAGTACACCGGCGAGGCGAGGATTCCGGTCCTCGGGACCGTGCGGTTCACGATGAAACCGAAAGTCTGATGCCGTCGACGTTCAACGCGCTCCCGTGTATGACGCTCCAACGCGAGTACGAGGCGATCGCCGATCTCCTCGTCCGCCGCGGATGGCGCCGCGAGCGTCACTTTTTTTACCCGCCCGGCGACGATCGACCGCGGCCGCTCCGCGAGGCCGTCGCCGGCGAACTCACCGCCGCGTACATCCGCGTTCGCAACCGACGAGGTCGATCATGATGAACCGAACCGCGCTCGCCGTTCTCCTCGCGCTCGCCGGCGCCGGGACGCTCATCGCGTCGACGCCGCGACAACCCGAGATCACGTTGCTCTATCACGGGACGCTGTACGACCGCGTCGGAACCGGCCGCGTCCAGTCGGCCGACGGCGCCCTCGACGGCGTATTCTCCGTCTCGATCTCCGGCGCCGCGTTGTCGATCGACGCGGTCGTGTTGACACTTCAGAACGGGCCGGGCGGAATGTGGGTCACGACCGGAACCTCCTGGATCGTCGGCGTCGCCGACACGGTCGACGGACCGTTGCGGAACGATCCGAACGGCGAGGTCCGGTTTACCGCGAACCGGTTTTTCGTGTTCGTCGCCGGCGGCGAGGCCGCGCGGTTCGCCGATGGGAACCGGTTCGCCGTGTCCGTGTTCTCCGGCGCGACGCCGTTCACGTCGCCGGCCGTCGCCGTCACGTCGCCGCCGTCGCCACTCCCGGCGCCGCCGCCGGCCGCGCCCGATCGTGACGGCGACACGATCCCGGACGCGACCGATCAATGTCCGGACCTCGCCGGACCGGTCGTCGACATGTCCGGACCGTTTATCGGATGTCCGCCGGACACGACCGGCCCGACGATCGAGATCCTCTTTCCGAAACCGCCGACACCGGTCGTCGGCATGAGCAATCTGATCGCGCGCGCGAAAGATCCGACCGGCGTCGTCGGGATGGTCGCGTTCCTCCTCGCATGGCCGGGATCGACGCCGGACCTCGCCGGGCCGAACGGGATTTTCGTCGGGTCGACCGTGGGTCCAGGTCCCGACGGATTAATTTGGGTTCCGTGGGAAACGCGCGCGGCGCCGGCGGGCGCATATACGGTTCGGTTCGATGCGATCGATCGCCGCGGGAACAAAACGATCGGGACACCGGTCACGTTCACGGCGGATCAGACGGTCGCCGGCGGTACCGGTACTCCGGTTCCCGGTCCGGCCGGGCCTCCCGGGCCTCCAGGTCCCGCGGGCGCGGTCGGCGCGACGGGTCCGGCCGGGCCTCCCGGGCCTCCAGGTCCCACGGGTCCGGCCGGCTCGACGGGCGCGACAGGTGCCACGGGCGCGACCGGTCCGGCCGGGCCTCCAGGCGCCGACGGCGTCGCGACGATTCCGTCCGGCGCGTTGATCGCGCTCCCGGCCTCGACGCCGGCGCCGGCCGGGTTCACACGCGTCGGCGAGATCGCCGGAATCGGGATCGTCTACCGAAAGAACTGATCGCACGATGGACCCGAACAGTCAGAATCAACGATGGTCGAAATGGGAGTTCGAGATCCTCCCGGGCCGCCTCCGGCGTCCGTCGTTCGACGAGATCAAACTCGCGGCCGCGAAATTCGGCCGCTTACACTTCGGATCGGCCGGCGCGATGAAGATCGACGATCTGTACGACACGGTCCCGGGCCGGCGCCGGCTCGTGATCCTGATTCGCGTCGAGGGCGTTCCGGTTCACGATCCGCAGTACGTCGCGTTCACGACGGCCGAGTGGAACAGGTGGGCGATCCGTGGGTTCGGCAATGGCACGACCTGTCGCCTCGTCGAGGCGCGCCTCGAAGCCGGCACGCGGCAAGACGGATCGCCGCGCGATCAACTCGTGATTTTCGACGCCGAGGCGATGCGGATCAGACTCACCAATTAAGGGGGACCGATGGAACCATGCTGCGGATGTAATGCAACCCTCACGAAACCGTCGACGTTCGTCGCGATCGTGAACGTCGGAACGCAAGCGGCGCCGGCGTGGGTCGCGAAACCCGTGTGCGATCGATGTCACCAAGATCCGGCGCATCGCACGACACCGATCAAAGGACACTATTTCCCGCGGGCGCGCGCCGACGAGGCACTCGCGGCCGCGGGCAAGGATTCGATCGTCGCGCAGTAAGATCGCGCGCAACCGTCAACCGCAGGCGTAGCGGATTTCCGCATGGCCGATTCCACGTGAGGCAAAGGGCCGGCCTATGGCGAACGCTTTTTACAACCCGTTCAAACAACAGTTACTCGACAACTCGACCGCGCTCGACCTCGACGGCGACGTCATAAAGGCGACGCTCATCGACTCGGCCGACTACACATTCTCCGCGGCGCACGACGAGTACTCGGGCGGCGCGACCGACGTCGCGACCGCCGCAAAGGTCGCCGAGTCGGCGGCGCTCACGTCGCCGACGTGTACGAACGGGACGTTCGACACGGCGGATTTCGCCTGGACGTCCGTCACCGGCGATCAGTCGGAGGCCGTCATTTTGTGGGACGACACCGTTACGAACGATCGCCTCATGGCGTTTTACGACACCGGTATGACCGGGATGCCGGTCACGCCGTCGGGCGGAAACATTAATTTCGCGGTTCACGCCTCCGGTTGGTTCGCGCTCTAACGCGCGAGTACCCGAGTACGCGAGTACGTACTCGCGCCGGCAATGGCGACACGTCTCTATCTCTGTGCGGCCGAGGCGACCCCGGTAACACCGGGGTTCGCCGCATGGCAGGAAACCGACGGCGCCCTCCGTCGGCGGATGCGGACGTTTACCGACGCGGGCGACGCGCTCGCGAACGGATCGGCGCAAGCGTCGACGGCCGGTAACACTCAACTCCATCGACAATTCGTTTCGGATCGGCTCGCGGCCGGCATCACGTTTACGTCGGGCGTCTCGACGCTCACGTGTCAGATCCAGGGCCTCGAATCGGCCGCGAACGACAACATCATCAACCGTGTCCGTTGCGTGAAAGTCGTCAGCGAGGACGGCAACACGATCCGCGCGACGCTCATCGCGCTCGGCAATGCGACGTCGGTCGTCGAGTGGAATACCGCAATGAGAAACCTGACGTTTCTCAATGCGACGACCGTCGGCGCGACGTACACGACCGTTGCCGGCGACCGCCTCGTGCTGGAGGTCGGACACGACGATTCGGCCGGCTCGACCGTCTCGGGGACCTTGCGGTTCGGCGCCGATAGTGGCGGATCGGGCGATCTCGGCGTCAACGAAACCGACACAACGACGACACTCCGACCATGGTTCGAGTCGTCCGTCAATCTGACATTTCCGCAAGACGTCGCCGGCGCGACGCTCTCGACGTCGACGCTCTTTGCCGGCGCCGCGGCGCTCAACGTCTCGGGCGCGACGCTCGCGACCTCGGCCCTCTTTGCCGGATCGGTCGCCCTCCAGGTCTCCGGCGCGACGCTCGCGACCTCGGCCCTCTTTGCCGGCGCCGTCTCTGGCGCCGCGCAAGACGTCGCCGGCGCGACGCTCTCGACGTCGACGCTCTTTGCCGGCGCGAACATCTCGCCGTGGCTGAAAGTCGCGACCGCGTCGGCGCAATCAGCCAATCAGACGGACGCGACGACGCCGGCGATCGATACGACGGGCGCCGATCTACTCGTGGCGGCCGTATTCGACGAGGACGGCGAGACAACCCTCACCGACTCGAACAGCAACACGTGGATCGGCCTCACGGAACGACAGGATCCGATCCTCCTGAAACAGGTCCGGATCTATTACTGCTTTACGCCGACCGTCGGCGCCGGGCACACGTTCACCGTGACGCACACGGGCGGGAATACGTCGTACCCGTCGGTCGCGGTCCAGGCGTGGAAAGGCGGCGGCGCGTTCGACAGTGAAAGCGGCGCGACCGGATCGGCCGGAACGCTGCAACCCGGCAGTCTGACGGCCGCGGCCGCGACGGAACTGTTCGTGTTTGCCGGGAACCCATCGGGCGGCGATGGAACGCAAGTCGTCGACTCGGCGTTCATGAACACCGCCGCCTTAAAGGAATCCGGCGATCACGACGCCGGCGTGTTTGCGTTCAAAGTTCGCCCGGCGACGGGATCCGAAAATCCGACCTGGACGCCGACGTCCGGCGTCGCGCGCGCGGCGGCGATGGCAGTTTTTACGGCCGCGACCGCGGCCGGCAATATTGGCGGCGCGACGCTCGCGACGTCGACTCTCTTTGCCGGCACGACGTCGATCGACGTCTCGGGCGCGTTCCTCGGGCCGACATCCTCCCTGTTTGCCGGCGCGACCTCGCTCGCGGTCCAGGGCGCGACGATCGGCCCGACCGGCGCCCTATTCGCCGGCGCCGCGACGATCGCCCTCCAGGGAGGCACGATCGCGGCCGGCTCGCAATTGTTCGCGGGGACCGCCGGCCTCCAGGTCGCCGGCGCGTTCCTCGGCCCGACCGGGACCCTGTTCGCCGGCGCGACGACGCTCACGGTCTCCGGCGCGACGCTCGCGACCTCGGCCCTCTTTGCCGGGACCGTCACGACCGCCGGCACGGTCGCCGGCGCGTTCATCGGACCGACCGGGATCCTCTTTGCCGGAACCGCGGCCGTCCAGGCGACCGGCGCGTTCCTCGGCCCGACGTCGACGCTCTTTGCCGGATCGGTCGCCCTCCAGGTCGCCGGCGCGACGCTCGCGTCCGGCTCGACGCTCTTTGCCGGAACCGTGTCGGGCGATCTGGATCTGGCCGGCGCGTTCCTCGGCCCGACGGGTATTCTGTTCGCCGGCGGAATCGTCGGCGCCGCGCTCGCCGAACCCGTGGTGAAGTTCCACGCGTTCGGGACCGCGCGCGTGTTCCGGTCGGCGCCGCCACTCGAACGCATTCATCGCGCGATCGCGACGCCGCGGACGTTCCGCGCCGCACACTGAGAAAAGGGAACCGACGATGCCGCCACTCGTGATCAATCCGACCGTGATTCCCGTGATCGAAAAACATCCGGATTCGATTTTGTTCTACGGATGGGAGTGGATCGATTTCCTCACGCCGCCGGCGCAGATCCAGACGTCGACGTGGATCATTCCGCCCGGGATCACGAAAGACAGTGAAACGAACGACGGCGACTCGACGCGCGTCCGGATCTCGGGCGGGACCCTCGGGACGGAGTACCTCGTCACGAATCGGATCGTCACGAACGAGGCGATCCCGCAAACGGAACACCGGTCGTTCAAACTCAAAATCAAAATTCTGTAAGTCCGGAAGTTCCGCCGGCGCCGCGAGTTACGGGGACCCTTGCGGGCGGCCTTTACTCGGAGTTAAGATGATTCCCGTCATGAACCCGGTCAAACAACGGATTCGGCGATGGCTCAAACGCCGCGAGCGTACGCAAGAGTGGCTCGCCGGCGAACTCGGGATCACCGAGGGCGCGTTGTCGTTGATCCTCGACGGCAAACGACAACCGTCGCTCGACATCGCCGTGAAAATCGAAACGATCACCGGGGTCCGCCCGTCGGCGTTCGTTGACGTCGACGCCGTCACAACCGACGCCGGCAAATAGGAGGCCGACCATGTACCATCACGACGCATTCACCGACTACGACGCGCCGACCTCGGCGCCCGCGGTCGCGCTCCGCTACACCGTTATGGTTCTCGCCATGACGGTCGGGATCTCGATCCTCCTCGCGACCGTGTACGACGTGCATCCGATGATGCTCCTCGCCGATCGCGTGAACGAGATCGTCGCCGGCCTCGGCCGGTAACAGGAGGCCGGTCGTGTACGAATCGGCGCTCACATTCCTCGTGGTTTATATCGGATGGGTCGCGGCGACGGCCGTCGGAGGATTCGTCCTCGAACGGTACGCGCCGCGACTCCTCGACCGCGTCGGCGACTGGATCACGCGATGAAGAACGATCCGCGCTTGTTCGCCGTCGCCGTCGAGGTCGTGACGCGCGTCGTGACGCGCACGACGATCAAGGTTGAGGCGGCCGACGAGTTCGCCGCGGCGCGCGACGTCAAACACAACTGGCATATCTACCCGTGGGAACGACTCGAACCGGATGTCGAGACGCGCGTCGTTGAACGCGTCGACGTTCGCGCCGTGAGGCTTTTCCAAAAGGTCACAACCTAATGAGACTCCTTCGACCGTACGAGGACCTCTCGCACGACGAGTTCCGATCGCCGAACGAACTCCGGCGCGAGGCCGCGCGCGACGCGTCCGGATGGTGGCTCGTCGTGATATTCGGCTCCGTCGCGACCGCGGTCCTCCTCGGATGGGTCGCCGGCGTGATCGATCTCTGGCGCGCGTTCTATCGCGGATGGTTCGCGTCATGAGGGGCGCGCGCGCGAAACAGATCCGGCGCGACCTCCTGGCCGAACTCCGGCGACGCCTCGGCCGCGCGCCGACCCGTGACGAACTCCCGACCGCCGGCGACGTCCGCACACTGAAACGCGCGTGGAACCGGCGAGGGTCGCCGCCGGCCGGTCCGCCGGTCCCGACGCGCCGCCGGCGCCCGCGAGTCGACGACCGGGAACCCTGGACGTTTGGTCGAGGGCGACCGTGACACTCCGCGGGTACCTCGGCGTCGTCATTGTCTCGATTGTCGTCACGATCGGCCTCGTCGTCGTGATCACGCCGAACACGCCGGCGACGTCGTCGTTCCGCCTGTTTCGGATCGGGAGTGAACGCGTCAATCAGATCACCGTGTGCGGCGATCGGGTCCGGTACGTCGGCCGCGGCCGCGATCAAATGTGCGTCGCGGTTCTCGTCGGGTCGACCTGGACGACCGACGCGCAAACCAACGCGCGCGCGATCGTGTGCGGAACGCACGTGTACGCCGCCGACACCGGGCAACCGTGCAATTAAGAACAGGGAGGCGATCGATGGTGGAACTCGGAAATCAGGTCGAGGACAAAGTCTCGGGATTCGTGGGGTACGTCACCGGCATCGTGCAATACATCACGGGATGTCGACAGGCGCTCGTCGCGCCGAGAGTCGACAAAGAGGGAAAACGCGTCGACGCCGAGTGGTTCGACGTCTCACGGCTCACGGTCAAGACGTCGGGCGATCGGTTGAACCTGATCGAACCGATCCCGGCGACACCGGGATGCGACAAGCCGGCGCCGCGGCAGTAAACAGCCGGCGCAAAAGGAGGGCAAGGATGGAACCGGAACAGGGGATCGAGGAACAGAAACCGATAAACATCGGCTCGCGCGTCCGCGCCGAGGACGGATTCGAGGGAACCGTATACGCGTTCAATCAGAACAACCCGGGCCTCGCGCTCGTCGAGGCCGACGCCGTCAACGGGCGGCGCGAGGGTCGATGGCTCGCGGTCGACACGCTCACGAACATCACGACGCCGGCGCCGGTCGGCGAACTGTACGAAGAACCGGCGCCGACGAACGGCGGCGGCGCGGAGGAACAGGCGCCGGCCGACGCCAACGCAAACGCCAACGTCGCGGACGCGAACACCGCCGCGGCGATCGATCCGGACGCCGTCGCCGAACGGCCGGAGGAGGATCAAACGTAGATGAACTACCGGCCGATCACCGATGTCTGGATTCTGGCGCGCGCCAAGGTGAAGTACCACGGCGCATATCCGGCCGGGTTCCTGCATCGCGCGCGCGCGTTGCTCGGGGTTCGACGGACAGATCCCGTACTGCACGTGTGTGCGGGGAAGGTCCGCGAGTACCCTTACCGCGGGGTCGGCCCGAACGACAAGACGGTAGACATCGATCCGGCGTGTTCGCCGGATTTTCTGATGGACGTTCGCGGCGCGTTGCCCGCGGGGCTGTGGGCTGCGGTCCTGATCGATCGGCCCTACACCGACGAGGACGCCGACAAGTACGCGACCGGCCGCGGGACGTTGCCGGATTTGAACCCGTTACTAAAACGCGCGCTCATGCTAGTGCAGGAAGGCGATCGCGTCGGCGTCCTCGATTACCTGTGGCCGCATCCAGGCAAGATGGGCCAAGAGGTCGCAACGGTCGGAGTCGGATGCGGGCGGAACTCACGCGCGCGATGGTTCACGGTGTTCGAGAGGACGGCCGCCGATACGTAAAAAAAGGAAACTACAAAACAAAACGGCCGCGTCGTCGGGCGAGGACGACGCGGCCTCACTGTCAGGAGAACCGCACCAATGACGAACACGAACAGTCTAGCACGCGATCCGAAGTCCGATCCCTCTGCGTCGATCGACACATTGCAACCGGTCGCCGAGGGCGTTCCGCTCACCGCGCTCCAATTGAAAGCACGCCTCGACCTGATTCAACAGGTCATGAAAAGCGTCATGGTTCCCGATGTCGATTACGGCGTGATCCCGGGAACGAAGAACAAACCGACCCTCCTCAAACCGGGCGCGGAAAAACTGTGCGTCACGTTCCGCCTCGCGGCCGAGGATCCGATCATTGAAGAACTCCCGAGTTTGGTCGGCGACATCCGGTACCGCCTCCACGTTCGCATCGTGAACGCCTCGGGCGGGACCCTCGGCGTCGGCGTCGGCGAGTGTTCGACCGGCGAGGAAAAGTACAAATGGCGGCGGCCGGTTCACGTGAACGAGTACAACGCGGCCGACGTCGACCGCCGGCGTGAGAAATTCCAGGGCGACGGATCCGTGTGGAAACAGGTCCGGGTCAACCCGGCCGACGTCGCGAACACCGTCCTCAAGATCGCACACAAACGCGCGTACATTCACGGCGTGATCATGGCGACCGCGGCCGGCTCGATTTTCTCGCAAGACGTCGAGGACCTCCCGGCCGGCCTCGGCGACGCCGCGGCCGACGAGGACATCGATCAACGGCGGCCGCCGATCGGATCGCCGCAACGGAAAGCCGGCGCCGCCGGCGCGAAGATTTCCGAGGCGCAAGCGAAACGGTTTTTCGCGATCGCGATGGGGAACCGCTGGACGAAAGAGGCGCTCGCCGAGTGGCTCAAGAAAACGTACAACGTCGACTCCGACCGCGACCTCCTCAAATCTGATTACGAGGCGGCGTGTCGCGCGGTCGCGACCTCGAATCCCGAGGCCGCGGCGCCGGCCGACCGGGAACCCGGCGACGAGGGTCCAGGGTTCCTCCGATGAAAGTGACGGCCGTCCGGACGTCGCGCGGGATCCTCGAACAGATCGTGCGGACGCTCGGACATCAGTACTGGATCGGCGACCGGGAACTCCTCGGCGTGACGCGGATCCTCGAATCGGCGAACATCACGGATTTTTCGGCGCCGTGGTTTACCGAGTGGCACTTACGCCGCGGACAACTCGTACACGAAATGGTCGCGCTCGACGTCACGGGCGCGCTCGACGAGGACACGGTCGGCGCGGACCTCTCGGGATTCCTGGTCGGGTTCCGGAAGTTCCGCGCCGAGGTCGGCGGCGAGGTCGAGTTCTCGGAGGAGATCGTCGCCGAGGACACGATCGGGATCGCCGGGACCCTCGACCTGATCATCCGACATCCGGACGATCATCCGTTGCGCCGACGACTGTACGACGTGAAACCGGGCAAGTCCGCGGCGACCGCGATTCAAACCGCGGCGTACGCGCGCATGGCGCGCGCCCTCTACGATCGGCCCGTCTCGTTCACGCGCGCCGGCTTGATTCTCCCTGGCGACGGGAATTATTCTCTCGACCCGTTCACGAACGCCGGCGACGAACACGTGTTCCTCGCGGCCGCTCGGGTCGCACACTGGCGAAAGGCAAACGCCGAATGAAACGCAAACTCAAAACCGACGCGGTCGGCCCGTTCGTGAAAGACACACTCGGCAAGATCGCCGACGCGATCGAGGTCCCGGTCGAGGTCCTCACGTCCGATCCGGCGCCGGCGACACCGAAACCAGATCCGCCCGGCCTGGAGGTCCTGAAACAGGCCCTCACGTGGCCCGAAAAGGCGCGCGCCGTGACGATCACCGACGCCGACGGGTACGTCAAGGCCGCCGAACTCCTGAAGGGGATCAAGGCCCTCCAGAAAGAGGCCGACGCGACGTTCGACCCGATCATCGCCGACGCACACCGCGCGCACGCGACCGCCTGTTCGCAAAAACGGAAAGTGAACGATCCACTCGCGCAAGCGGAACGAATCATCAAAAACGCGATGGTCGCGTACGACGAGGAACAGAAACGGAAACAACGCGAGGAACAACGACGCCGCGACGAGGAGGCCAAACGACAGGCCGACGACGAGGCCCTCGCGCGCGCGGCCGCACTCTGGCAGGAGGGCAAAGAGTACGGCGACACGGGCCTCGTCGCCGAGGCCGAACAAATCGTCGAGGAACAGATCCAGAATCGGACGCCGCCGCCGACGCCGCTCGTTCCGCGTGAGACGCCAAAGGTCGCCGGGATCGCGCGGAAAACGATCTGGTCCGGCGTCTGTACCGACCTCCTCGCGCTCGTGAAACACGTTGCGACGCATCCGGCCGACCTCAACCTCCTCCAGGTCAATCAATCGGCGTTGAACACGCGGGCGAAGTCGATGCAACACGGCCTCGCGTCTATCCCGGGATGCCGGGCGGTCGAGACGCCGGACATCGCGGCCGGGAGTCGATGAACAATGTCGGCCGCGTTCAACGGCGATCGTCGTCACGCGTGGGGTCGCGTCGGCGCGCCGGTCGTCCGCCGTTCGCGCGGACGGGATCCGGTCGCGTTCGCGCGCGTGCAATGTCGCCGATGTCTGACGTCGGCAACGGTTCGAGTACGGCCGGCGCTCATGTTGGGCGGCGCGCCGTTTGGCGTGATCGCCGAACTGAAGATCGAAGGCCGCGAGGAGTGTGACTAAATGGGTGTGCCGCTCCGGAACCTCTACGGCCGGTCGTGGGATCACCAAAAGGACGACAGTTTGCAATGGGGCGACGTCGACCGCGCGCTCCTCCAGGAAATCCGCGACGCGTTGAACCGGATCGCCGCGCGCCTGGACTGCGGATCGTTTCTCGCGATGCCGACACGGCTCGCCGAGATCGAACGCAACACGAACCCGCGGCGCCTCCGGCGACTCGCACTCGAACGCCGCCGGCGCGCCGGCGCCCGGCGCGGGAGGAAATAAACATGGATCCCGAACACGACGAACGACCGCGGTTTCTCCGTCCGTCTGACGTGACGCGCCGTCACACGTGGGGCGACGTCGAACGCCGCGCGCGATCATGTCCGATCCTCTCTCAGGCTGTTCGGATGGTCGCGCTCGATCTGCTCTCGCGCGAGGACGCGCTCGTCGACGTCGCGATATTCCTCTCGGAGGAACGCGACCGATTCATCCGCGAGGCGATCGATCGGCGGAACAACGAACAACCCGGGCCGATCGTGTTGATCGGGGGGCCGCCTCATGCTTGAACATCACGGCCGCGTCGATCGCGAGGGCGACCTCGTCGCCGAATGTGTCTTTTGTTCCTGGACGGCGACGCATCCGCGGATCGTGTCGCCTCCCGAGACGATCATCCGCGACACGATCGACGCGATCGCGTTCCTCCGCGCGCGCCTCATCGAACACGTCGACCGCGAGCATCCGGAAATGATCGCCCGGCGCATGGGGCGGCCGCACTGATGCCGCGCGTCTACTGTCCGCGTTGTCGTCGAGGATTGTCGCCGCGGCTCGGGCCGGCGAACCTCCCGCGCGTGATCTCGTGTCGTTGCGGGACGCAAACCCTGTTCGCGTTGCGGGACAACGGGCGCTCGATCCGCGGAAAAGAACTCACAACCGATCAACTCAAGCTCGACGCCTGGAACCTTGTTCGTTTAGCACATGAGAACGACCGATCATGATGAACCAAGCGGCGTACGACGCGTGGCGCAAAACGATTCCGTTCTCCGACGAGGCGATCGCGGATCAACTCGACCGCGACGCGGCCGCGATCGAAATCAAAAACGATCAGGACCGGTACCACGTCGACCGGCTAAAAAAACGCGCGGCGCGATGTCGGGCCGGGTTCGTGAGTGCTCGCGACGTCCGACAGGTGTACGACGCGTTGATCAAATCGTGCGTCGTGTGCGGCAAAAAAGCGTTGTACCGGTCCGGGTCGATCGGCCTCTGCTCCGATCATCGGTTCGTGAAATCCACATTCGTCCGGGAAAAAATCGCGCGTCAAGAACGGGCCTCGGCGTTCCTCGCCGCGGAACGGAAACGCGCCGACTATATCGACCTCGATCACAAGAAAACCCGAACGGGCAAGTTTTCGGCGGCCGCCGGGCGCCGGCGCCGGCGTTCATGCTGGCCGTACGTGTCATGAGGAGGGAACCCGTGTTCGATCTAATCGCCCGATGGTTCGGCCGCCTCTTTGCGTGTCGACACCGCCGCACGTACCGCGAGCGTCGACCGCTCAAGGTCGGCCTTTATAGCGACGTCGACGGCCTGGAGGTCCTCCATTTTGTGTGTGAGGACTGCGGACACGCCGAACCGTGCGTCGACCGGACGCCGGAGGAACATCGCCGGGCGCAGAGTCAGATCCCGCCTAGGCCGCGCGCGATGAAACGGATCGTCGCCCTCGACCCGCGGGCAATGTTCGCGCTCGCGCTCGACGATCAAGTGTCGCCGGCGCTCGTCGACTGTCTCGCGCGCCTCCGACGTTTCAAACGCTAGAACCGAACGGGAACTCGACGCATGACAACGGGCCGGAAACCGCGCCGGGCGACGCGTGAACAATCGCCCGCGTATCAGTGGTACCCAAAAGACGCGCTCTCCTCGCGGTCGATCCTCGGGATGTCGAACGAGGTCGAGGGTATATACCGACGCCTCCTCGATCACGCGTGGCTCGAACACGGCCTCCCGGCCGACCTGGACGACATCCGGCCGCTCTGCCGCGTGAAATCGCGACGACATTTCGATCGCATTTGGGCGATCATTTCGCCGCTCTTTCCGCAGGGTCCCGACGGCAAACGGCGCAACCGTCGACAGGAACGAGAACGGAAGAAACAACGGAAGAACAGTCGAGTCAGACAGTTAGCGGCGCGCGCCCGATGGAACACCTCCCATGCAAAGAGCAATGCACATGCATTGCAAATGGATTCCTTTGCTTTTGCTATTGCTACTCCAGATCGTACAGATCAAGATCCGCGCGTTCCGCGCCCTCGACCCTTGAAAATGGTTCTCCCTCACAACCTCCGTCGACATCTCCTCGCCGCGGTTCACAGCATGATCGAGGCCGGACCGCCGTACGTCACGGCCGACGGCCTCCAGATCGCCGAGATCACCGACGAACTAAAAACCGTCGCGACAAAACTCGGCGTCTCATGGTCGCACACGCGCGATCTCGACAAGGTCGTGAACGAGGCCGTCGCCGTTCGCGAACGTCGCGCGGCCGGAGGGCGCCGCGCATGAGAGGCCGGTATAGTCGTCGCAACGTGAACCACGAACGAACGCCGTCGGCGACCGGATACACCGTCGAGATCGAAACCTCCGTCGGGACGAAACACCGCCTCCACATATGGCCGACGACGACCGACGCGCGGATCGCGATGGTTCTCCTCGTCACGAACGGCCGCGCCGTCTCGACGTGGTTCGCCCGGTACACGCCGGCGACCGACGACGCGATCGCAATGTGGAAGTATTACCAGACGTTCCGCGCGGTCGGCCCGATGCTCGGCGGCCAAACGATCGGCGGCGGCGCATGAGCGTTCCCTCTCAATGGGTGTGGGGAACTCTGACGCCGGATCAACTCCGCGTCGCCGCACAACTTGCCGAGACGTTCGACGCCACGATCCGCGCGTTGAACCTCCCGCAAAACCGATACAGTCACACCGTCGATCGCCGGTACCAGAATCTCGTCGGCGCGCAAGGCGAGGTCGCGTTCCGCGTGATCACGGGTCGACCGTTGCCGACCGTCGAGGCGATGGCCGGGACCTGGAAACACGCGGACGTCGCGTCGTTCGCCGTCAAAACCGTGAGTCAACGGTCGTACCGACTCCTGTTCGACGACGGCGACCTCGTCGCCGACGTCGCGACCGTCGTACTGATGCTCAATGAGGCGCCGCGGTTCGCGATCATGGGAAAGATTTCCAAGCAACGCGCGATCGCGCGTCGACGATGGGGGCCGTACTTGCCGCGGCCGGCGTGGGTCGTCGAACAAGAGGACCTCGACGGATGGGAACTCGAACCGCGCGAGGCGTTGAACCCGATCGATCCGGAGGCGCCGCTCAATATTCGATGGTGAACTAATGCGAACCTGGACAGTCGCGCAAGGCCCGGTCGGGCGTAGCGGAAAAGGGTTCGAGGTCTGCGGACATTGCAGTCGCCAGATCGCGAACGGCTCGCCGGTTCAAATCATCACACTCACCGGGATCGCGCGCCGGTTCCTCCGTTGCGAGGAATGCGCCTCGGGTCCCGTGAACGAGGCCGAGGTCGACGCCGCACGGCTCGCGATCGAGGCGCGAGAGGCCGAACTCGCGGCCGCGCCGCCGACGCTCTCGACCTGGAGGGCCGACGTCAAACCGCCGGCGATGGTCCCGCTCGCCGACCTCGCCGGAACGCTGTTCGACGACCTGAAAGACAAACGCCGATGAAGGCGCCGATCGTACTGCCGAACCGCGCGCGCCTCCATCGGCTCGCGTCCTCGTTCGCGAGGGCGACCGACCTCGACAACACCTGTATCAACATCGAAGGGCCGGACAAAGGCGCGTACACGTCGTACCGCATGACGCCGGCCGGCCGTCGCGCCGTCCTCGCCGCCTCCAGGCGACCCGATCGGCGCGTGACACACCGCAATCGGAAACCCGAACCGTTCCTCTTTGACGATGGGCCGCGGGAATCGAAACGTCCAAGGAACAAACCGCGCGCCGATCATCCGTGGCGACAGTACCGCGACCCTCAGAAAAGGAAACACGATGTCAAATGAACAACCGTCGGCCCTCACCGTGTACGAGGTCTTGTCGTCGTCCGCGGCGTACATCCGATCCGCGCTCCGCGCCGGGACGACTCTCGACGCGGCCGAACTCGCGTCGATCGCGAACAATGTCGAGGCGATGGGCGAGGCGATTCTCAAACACAGAAATCCGCCGGCCGGAGTTCTGTCTGACGACGATCTGTCGGATGCGATCGCCCGCGCGCTCGAACCGGTCCTCCCGGTCGCGATGGGAACACTCGGAATGACAATTCACACGATGACGTTCAACGCGCTCCGCGGTCGCGTCCAGGCGCCGGCGGCGCCTCACACGTGCGTTGCGTGTGGACATACCGACCGGGTCGATTTCACGCCGATAGACCGATGAACGCAAAGGATGATTTCAAATCGCGCGCGCCCGACCTTGTGAGGCTCGCGGCCGCCGGCGACCCGGATCTATCGGTCGCGATCCGTCACGACCTCGCGGCGCTCGCACGATGGGATCTCCCGATCGGGGTGAAACTCGGGATCGTCGACCCGCTCGTCGATCGATCGACGCTCGACGCGCGCCCGGTCGCGTGGGTCGGCGTTCTCCCGCGGCGCCTGGACGGCGTCAACCGCTGGATGCAAGATTGGCGACTGCGGCAACAGGCCCGAAAATCATGGGGCCGACTCCTCGCGCTCGCGATCTGCGATGCCGAGGCGGTCGCCTCGATCGAATCGCTCAAAATCCTCGGGCGGTACCCGACCTGTCGGATCCGAATGGCCGTCCAGGTCGTTCGGTTCGTTCCATCGGTCCGGAATTTCATCCGCGACGACGACGGCCTCGCCGGCGCGCCGAAACAACTGTACGACGCGATGAAAGACGTCGGCCTGATTTTCGAGGACCGTCGCGAGTGGCTCGCGATGCGACCGCCCGTGCAAGACGTGACACCGATTGCCGATACGCCGATCACTGTGTTTCTACTCTGGCCGCTCTTTCAGGAGGAGGATCGTGTTCATGTTCACCGATCGATTCACCGCTCTCCACGTGAAGAACGTCGCCCTCAAAACCGAAGAACGGAAAAAAGATGAACGGTTCCCGGTTTTTGCGGTCGGCCTCGTGCTCGAACCGCTCACGTACGATCAGGCGAAACAACTCGGGCCGGAGGTCCTCGGACACTGTTTCACGAACAAGCAACAGATCCGGGAACTGATGTCCGAGGTCGTCGTCACAGTCGATCAACCCGAACAGATTCTCGTCGCCCGCATGGCGGCCGACGTCGAGGAGAACGCGCGCCTCCGGCACGTCCGGATCAAGCGAATCAAGATCACAAAACGCGATCTCTCGGGCGACTCGAAACGGAAGTCGAAAAAGGTCGCGCCGCAACAGGCGACCCTCCGCGCGACGCTCGAATGTCTCGTCGACTCGGCCGAGAAAACGCATCGGGATTTCCTCTGCGGATTTTTCGCGCGGACGATGTATTTCACATTCGAGAACGAACAGGAGGACCTATTCGCCGGCGTCTATACGGGCGACGAGGAGAACGACGACACAGAGGACGACGAACCGGAACTCGCCGGCATCGACGCGCCGCAACCCGACCCGGCCGCAGGCGACGTCCTCGACGAGAAACCGAAACGTACTCGGGTACGCGTCATGACGGGACCCGCGTCCGTGCGGAAAAGCAAAACAGGAAAGGGCAAAGGGAAAAAGTGATCGCGCGGAAGATGGTTCCGGATCCCACGTACGCGCGGGCGACGATCGACGCGTCGCCCGCGTGGCGCCTCGCGTTCTGGTTATCAGAGATCGACAACGACACCGCGCCGATCGGATGGTTCCAATACGTTCCGATCGCCGAGGCCCTCCTCCGACGTTTTCCCACGCTCAAGGATGAAACACCGGGGGCCGGTTCATTCTGAAAAGAACAGGGGCGCACACAATGCCACGACTCGACGAACCGATGCCGACCGGCCTCACCCTCCCGCCCGGGCCTGTTACCGTAGATTTTCGACAATCGGTTGAACGGGCGATCGCCGACATGATTCCTGATGGTCGACAGGGCGCCGCCGTCGCCGTCGCCTCGATCGGTCCAGACGGGAAACCGAAACTCATCGTCGGTGTCGCCGCGCGCCTCGGCGACCATTGGACGCTCGCCGGCGACGTCGAGAAAATCTGGTCGGGTCCGATTACCGGCCGCGTCATGTTGATCGGTTCGTGGTAGGGGCGATCATGGGTCGACGAGGACACTGTTCAATCGTCGAGGGTCATGATTGCAGGGCGCCCGCGGGATTCCAGGTCGGCGGTCCAGGTGGGGGCCTGTTCCGTTGCGCGCAAGCGTCCGTATCATCGTGCGTCGACTGCGGCGAAGATGTTTGCACGTCGCCCGGCTGTTCGAGGCGGACGCGGCGAGGTCGAGTCTGTCGACGATGCGATCAACGAGACGGGGGGGGGCGGCCGGGTGCGATAGGTTCTCCCGAAAATCTCAGCGTACGCGGGCGACCGGCGG